GCACCGATAGAGCCGCTTGTTGCGTCTACTCTACCAATGGTAAGGTCTACTTCTCTAACTTGGATACCAGGAGAGGCTAAATTTAAAGCCATATTGTATTCTCCAATCTCAGGATATTTTTTCTGAAATTATTTATTAAAAACACCATTTTCATCGGGGAAACAGTGCATGAACTACCAATCAGGATATTCCCAGTTATAGTTTACTTTACTTTTTGATTTTCTAACTCTTGCAATAGTGCAAGTTTTACATTCATATGAATACGAGGATTGAATACTTTTATTTTTTCTTATCAGATAAAAACCATCTATCAAATCTTTTATTTTACCACAAACACGACATTTTCTTTCTGTTAAAACAAAAGAATCTACTTCAAGTTGCTCATCAAAATCCATTAGAGAACTTGTATTACTCCGACTATCTCTGGGAAACTTTGTGTTAGATGTTTTTCAATTCCCATTCGTAATGTTTGTGCACTCATTGCACAAGTTTCACAAGCACCACTTAACCTTACTTTTGCGATTGCTGCTTCTTCTCCATTTCCCACTCCATAATACATTCTAATGTCCTCTTCTAAATTATAATCTAATTCTACCAACTCTAGATAACCACCATCTGCCTCAATGTATGGTCTGATATCATTCAATGATTCGTTTACTTCTACTAAATTTAACATTACATATAATCCCACATATAGGAACGATCACCATATTCATCAGTATGCCACAAATCTCCGTCTTTGTCAACAAATGAAGTATCGTCTAATCCATCTGACATAAATCCAAAAGGTGCCATATCTTGTTCAATTTGATTCTTTTGTTCTTCATATATTCTTTTTCTAACATCGTTATCAGTCATTTCTTTAAAATAATCTTGTGCAACTAACCAAGCAAATATAACTAAACACATTGCCAAGTCATCATTACACCCCTCTTCTGCTTCAAATGAGTTATGTTTTTGTGCAAAAGTGGTAAGTTCAGAGATAATGTCATAATCTATTATGAGTATTTTGTCATCTTCCAGTAAAGTTTTTAGATTTGAACATCCTAATTTTTTAACTGCTGCTGTAGTTCTTACACCTAATTGAGATCTTTTACCACTAAAACCAGCACCTACAACCTGACCTGCACGACCTCTTTGAGAGCACATTAATAAATTATCATACTCTAAATCATAGTTCAGAATAGATGCAACTTGGTCTCCAATATCATTTACCTCACATAATATGAATGCTTTATTATATGCTTTTCCTAAATCATCTATAATACTTGGAAACAGCATTGGTTTGATTTCATTGTTTCGATATTTTGCTACTGCCTTATATGGGAAGTTTGTAATATCAAAAACTATAAAAGCAGAATAATCATTTCCTAATCCACGAGCAACGTCAACCGTGATTAGATAGTTATGATCTTTTTGTGGTGCCTCATATACGTCTAATCCTGCATTTTTTTGTATTGGATTCTCATATACTAAATTTTTTAACTTAGCAGGATTAATTAGAGTATTAACAGAACCTAAAAACTCACATTCAAACTCAACCTTAAATTGTTGTTCTGATGTGTTTGCAATTGTTTGTTCTTTCCATGCTTCATCACGACCTGGTACTTCAGACCAGTGAACTTCAGTTGGAACATATTCATTTTTATTTCTTTCTGCATCGTGCCACATTCGGTAGAAATGATTCATACCTCGTGGTGTAGAAACAATTATAACTTTTGTTTTTTGACCAGATGAAATAGTTGGATATACAGATGCAAAGAAATCATCTGCAATATGATTTGGGATAAATGCAAACTCATCAAGGAATATTACGTTATATGATCCACCTCGAACAGCAGATGATGATGTAGAGTTAGCAGATATTTTTGACCCATTCTCAATTTCTAAAGAACCTTTATTCCAAGATATAATACCTTGTTGCATCCATCTTGGTAAATTTTCATATGCAAGTTGCAGTCTACCTAATAAATCACGGGCTGTAGAAGCTTTGTTTGCAAGTATAGCAATATTAACATTATCATTAAAAATCGCATAATGTAAAAGATATGATACAACCGTTGTTGACTTACCCGTCTGCCGAGGCATCTTACATATGTTGAAACGGTTCTCATGGAAATTTTGAATTAACTTTTTCTGAAAGGCATATTGCTTAAACGGAACTAATCCCTCATCAAGAGATACTATTTTGATATAATTATTTGCAAAATAAACAGGATCGTCTTTACACTTTAAGAACTCAATAATATTCTCTTGTGTAAATTCAATCTGAGTATTCGCCTTTTTTAAATTGGGATTACCAAGATAAACTTCACTCATTATGTATAGTTAATTATTAACTTATAGTGTAACCTACAGCTGCACCTAGAACTGCAGCATTTGCAGCAAATATTGCTTCGGTTGATTTTTTCTCAACAACTTCTACTGCATTACCAGGTAATGTAAAAGTACCAATTGTTGTAGAACCTCCAACTGAATCAATGACAGTGACTAATCTTGCGGTGCCACCATTATTAACTAGACGAACTGCTGTAGCACTACCAAAGGTGGATGCACCTGCAGCATTTGTACCACACGCTGCTTCAGTACCTTTAATTAATGTGATCATTCTTCTAAACTTTTATTGATTATTTAGGTTTATTACGTTTGAATGGTTTTATCTTACTCTTTGCTTTTATTTTCTTTGCTGCATCTGGCACTGCACCTTTAGGTAAATTAGTTGTGGTTGGTGCACCTAATTTATTTTTGGGATAAAGTGAATCAATTTTTGAATCTGTAGGGTTAACTTTGTATTGAGGTGCTTTATATATTGCACTATGTTGATCACCTGTATTTTTTAATATACTTCTTGCATTGTCAGCTTCTTGTTTAATTCCAAATCTATTTCCCATATCTTTTAAATCTTTATCCATTGCCCTAAGAGATTTTTTACTCATTCCTCTCATTGACTGTGCTGCACCAGTAACTTTTGCTTGCACATCATCACCTTGCCTTACTCTGGTGGGGTCATAGTTAACATATTTTGGTTTACCAGTTTTATCTTTAAGTTTCATTACATTTACACCCTTTTGACCAGGTACTGTTTTTTGAAACTGTTTTACTAAATTTTCTGCTTCTCTACGAGGTGAAATAAATGGATTATCAGGATCGTTCCTCATACCTTTAGTAGTACGAAGTGCACTTTTCTTTATAGACTTATAAGTTTGTCCTGGATTAAATTTCTTAATCGCTTTAATTCCCTGTTTGAGTAAAAATTTCTCAAACTTATTAAGTTCTGTAATAAATTCTTTGTATGTTTTCATTTTTTAGATTTTACATATGGATTACTAAAATATTTTTTGTCACTTAAACCACCAGGACCTTCTGATCTTGACCATATTTTATTATCGTTATCTCTAAAAAATTTTTTTACCTCTGGTTCTTTAAAATATTTGTCTCTTTCTTTACCAGGTCTATCTAAGATATCATTAGTATATTTGTTACCACTTTTAAGTTTATGGATTGGTGGATTGTGTCCATAACCATATGGATTAACATTCTGTCTTCCAGTTTTTTGATCTATAAAGGGATTCTTAGATTGATCTTCCATAAATTGTGTAAAGGTTTTCATCAGCAATTCCACCTTCTAAGTGCCTTGTTAATTCTTGAATCGGGATCTCTTCTTGTCTTTGCAGAAGTAAGTTTCTTCTTCATACCTTTCATTCTTCTACAGAATGATAATCTTCTTTTTGCAGATTTAGAACCTTTCTTTAATTTTTTAGGATCTTTTGTAACTGCGGTTTGTAATTTAGAACCAGGATTTTCACGACGATATGCCTTGACTGCCTTTTTACTTAAACCATCAGTCTTATCCTTACGATTTACCTTTTGCCAATCTTCATCCAACTCCTCTCTCCAGTCATAATGTTCTTTAAATTTTTTCTTAATAGGATTCTTATTTGATATGCCAGTATCACTTATAATCTCATTCTTTATTTTTACATTTGCTTTAGTTGGAAAAACAGCATTCGGATTTATTTTCTTTTTAACTTTTATAATTTTTGTATCTCTTGGAAACTTCGATGGAGCATCTGACATTTTTTGCAAGTTTTTCAAATCTTTTACTTTTTGGATTGCATCTTTAAAACCTTTTAGTGCTTTACCAGTAGTTAAACTTATTGATGCTTTTCTTGATAATCTTGGGAATTTACCCATTGCTTTATCAATACCTGTTGCTCTAATTATATTTTTACCAAATGCCTTTTTTAAGAATTGAAACTTTTCATCAAGATCTACATTTTCTTTGTAAATTGTTTTACCTTTCTTTTTAACACCTGTTTTTAATTCACCTTTACCAAATAATACTCTACCTGCTTCAGGATTTGTAGTTGGCATATCT